GATCTGGCGATAGATCAAGGCCGAACCACGTCATTTTCTCAACGTCAAGATGAATCTCATCAGATCCACACTCTTCCCATTCCTTCACAGGAATCGCTCCGGAGATTGTATTGACCCATCGGCATAGCACCTCCGTCTGGACTACATCTGGCGGATCATTGAGAACGGCGCGGATATTATCTTCGTGGATTGTGTGTCCAAGTGCCGGATTGCTGGCGACCCAATTCTTTTCATCTTCAATCTTGTCCGAGAATGCCGACCATTCGAAATATGCGATGTCATCGTTTCCACCAGCAGCCGATGCCATACCGCGCTCGCGTAGCTGATTGAGAATCAAGGAATGCTGATCTCCGGCGTTGGAAAATGTCCAGAGCTGCGGATTCTTAGCGGCCATCATCGTATATCTCATCGCTGACCAGGCTTCGGTGTCTTTAAGCTGACGCGTCTCATCCATGTACACGGTTTCCGGTTTAGCGAATCCACGAGCTGCGGCATTAGCTGCCTTGACCACGTAGCGAGCGCCGGACATCAATTCAATCTCCTCGGATCCATGAGCCCAGCGAATCTTCTTGACTTGCTTAGCCAGGCTTTCGTTGCTTTCGATAATGCTGACCACGTGCCGGAAAGTCTCCAGCGATGTAGTTAGAACGTGCGCTGATCCAAGCTGGAGCGATTCTTGCCACAGGAAAAGGCGAGCCAGAATCGACATCTCCATAATCGTAGATTTTCCATTCTGACGAGCTGCAACGACCACCACCAGAGGCGCGTGCCAGCGTCCGTCCGGCTTGACCTTGAGCGCGTGCTCGAATACGAACTTCTGCCATGGCATTAGATCAATGCCAATCTGAGAGGCGAAGTCAATGATTTCTAAGCCTTTAGACGGTAAATCGTTGAGCCTAGAGGAGATTCTAGGCGTTCCTGAGCCAATTAGACGCTTAGGTTCGGCACTAATTCCCTGCTGCGACCTGTTCGAGTCTGTAACGACCTGCAACGCCCGATTCTGCCCTGTTGTGGCCTTAGTCATGGCTAGTGCTCTCTTGAGTCGGTGAAAACGGAAAAGGAAGAGTCAGAGGTGTCCTTGCTACGCCAAAAAACACGCCTGTTCTGTTGCCTTTCGAGTAATTGCATCGCGTACACGCTGCTAAGAGGTTATCAGGCTCATCAGTGCCGCCCTTGCTGATTGGAATCACGTGATCCACAGTAGTGGCATCGTTGCCACAGTACTGGCAGAGATAAGCGTCTCTGATAAGTATCCGCTCACGTATCTTTGACCAGGCTCTAGTGCCTCCGTTAGCTCTTGCTGACTTGGCTGGCATCAGTGATAGCCATTAGCTTGGAAGAATCTCCACGAATTGCACATAGATCCGTATCGTCCTTTGATGTATCTGATAGTCCAGTCAATCTGACGATAGCCATCTAGATTCTTATAGGTTTTATTACGCATCTGGCCAATACCGTAGTGCGATCCATTACGAGCTTTAGGATTCCACTGTCGATTCTCTTTGTTTATCAGCTTATAGAAGCATTGATACTGCTCATCATTAACTATCCTTGAATGTGCATAGAGCTTGAATGAATCGCTCTGTGTAGCTGCTTTAGCCTCGACTGTTGTGGATACTGTCAAGATCAGAATTGACATAGGAATAGCTAATAAGTTTTTATTATTTTTTATCTTTATATTTATTATCTTTTTATTTATCTTTATTTTCAAGATATTATCTTTCAAGTATAGCGATGGATCCTGACAATCTGTCAAGGATTGAGTCCGGTGTGTCGCATCGTCCACAGGTGCCTGTGGATAAGTCTGTGGATAACTATTCAAGGCCAGCCACCAGAGAATCATCGACTAGCTTGACCGAGAATGCACCACACCCAGAGCATTGAGCGAACCATTCGTGCATCGTCAATTCGGCTCCCTTTGTGATTAGGTGTTCTTTACGCCCATCACCATAGAGCTTCTTGCATATTGAGCAATCAAATCGCAGCAGTGGCATATTCGCTCCTGACCAATGTTTCAATCGGATTCAGATTGGCCTGATCGACCCACCAGGAATCCTGACGCGGATTCTTAAACCGCTTGCGTCGAGCAAAGGCTACTGGAAGCCAGCCGGCTATGTGATAAACCGGCGACTTGCCGACGACTAGAACTGCGATGTCAGTCTCACGATCGTTCGGATAGACAATCAGATTTCCGCCCACATAAGACGTCCAGCGCACTTCTAGCCCTTGACCTACATCAGCTCCTCTTTTGCCGTTTGAAACGTTGATGTCATAGTCAAGGCCGAAGTATCTGGCCACAATCATTTCAGCTCCCAGAGATTCGGCGTATTCCGTTACTTGTTCGTGATTATTTAGCTTTGAGTTGTAACGAATTGTCGTTCCGAGTTGGCCACTGTATGAGAACACCACATCGACTGCTCGCTTATGGATAGCCCATTCATCAGCTGCGCTTATTGTCATTTTCTGCATTGAATACAGAGCCACAATACGGGCTCTCCTCCGACGGCTTTGAGATAGCCGGCACGATCTAGCATTTCAATGCGCTTGCAGTTGTCGCAGTTTTCGACTTTGTATTCTGCGACAATTTTGCCATCTATGAGAGTTCGACCAATCATTGAATCGACGTCAATCATTTCAGTTACGCGGCTCATCGTGTTGCCACCACAATAAGAGCCAGGACAAGAATGCATTCGATAATGACAAGAATCTGAATGAGGCGCTTTTTTGTCATACCTGTGGCCTCCACTGTCCATCAGATCCGAGCATGTACCAGGCTGGCGGACACTGCTTAGCCTTAGCCTTTTCGGGGCACATATAACCGCCCCAGCCTTTATTTGTCTTAGCGGATGTGCCTTCACGCCAGATCATGTGGCCATGAGAACACAATGGAGCAGCAGCTACTTGAACGCCGCCGAGTGTCTCTTTGATGGTGTCGATAGCTACTCCAAGAGTTGGAATGCCGGCCTCTTCTGCCTCTTCACGTGTCTTAAACGATGGCAAGTCTCCGAATTTAGTGTTCCAATAATCCGGCTCAGTGTTAGCAACCTTTGCTGGTAGCTTCTCAATCTGCTCCATAGTCTCGCGCACTGTTCGCTCTGCACCGCCCATAATGAGCTGCATAACTCTAAGAATTGCGCTGGTGACTGTATCTTCGACGAACCAGCGTTTCATATTCTGCACATAAGCGCCCTGATAGCCATAAGCGAAATCAACGCCGGCTGGATATAAATCATCGGCATTTCGGTAGCCAGTTGCCTTGACTAGAACGTAGCCCTTTTCGGCGCTAAATTCCATAATTTCTGTTTCAATGCGACCAGTTGGATATGTTGCGAGCCAGCGATCAGTGCGAGCGCGAGCAGCTTCGTAGTTGTCCAGAAATCCCATTAACGCACCGCCTGAGATGAAGCGTGACGGCCGACGGCCTTGCCTCGCTGATAACCGTCTTTGTGGCCTTCTTTGTAGCCCATTGTGTAACTCACAATCGACCACATAATACAGGCCAGACACATAAACAAGAATAAACCGATTTCACCTGATGTCATTTTTTGCTCCCGTGGGAGCCTTGTCGAATGCTCCCAGATACAGAGTGACATCTATGTCCGACAATTTCAAGATTGACGTCGGCGTGTCTATTTCTTGAGAGCAATCTCCAGCAATATTTGATCTAAACGTGCCTCAATTCGAGACACTTGATCCTTGAGACTGTTGCCACCATTCGGTTGAAACTCCCGCATGATCGACTTCACCATGAATCGCATTGACGAATAGATGGCAGTCAGCAGTGCAAGGACAAGCCCACCGACCGCCGTCCATTCGCCTACGCTCACTTCTGGCGACCGAAAGAAATGTCGTTCGGATTAGCCCAGCGTGCCAACATTGGAACAAGACCAGCGACAAGCCCCATCGCTAAATCCTTTGGATTCGTATTGCCTGTCATATAGACGGCTAACATTCCGGCCACTGATGATCTAGCCCATGAAGCCGCGAGTGCCTTAAATTGTGTCATTTCTTCTTCTCCTTTGGCTTTGCCTGTGGAAGTGGCTCGACCACTGGATATTCTCCTGCATAGGTTACGAACTTCGGCCTAGCGAAACCAACAATCTCTTTGCCAATATAGCGACGCTTTACCATCACCATTCCGCCGTTGCGTTGATCTCCATCTCCGGAGGTGTTGCCCTCGATGCAGAGAACGCTTGTTGTGCCAACCTTGACCACAATTCCGATGTGGCTAATGCGATCAATGCCATCATGCGGAAAGTCCATAAAGCATAAATCGCCAAGCTGCGGTTTATCTTCAATCCATCGCCCTAGTTCTTTCATCTTATGAGCTCCGGCAGCCGTTGAAACCATTGATGGAATCTTGACTTTTGCCTGGTCAAAGACCCAATTGCAGAACGAACCGCACCATGGCAGTCCGTCGGCCTTTGTGAATTTGCCGTATTTCGTTAGATTTTCGCCAGTCTCAACTGTGCCGACCTCAGCTAGAGCAACTTCGATAACTCGTGCAGCAGTTCCTTCCGGATACATTACAGTCCTAGAACAGCTTTAAGATCATCAATCGAAAGTCCAACGCTGGCAAGTTTATCTGCCACAGTTAGTTCTGGCGCAACAGTTGTACCATTGTGAGCAGCAACCACTCCGCTAGCTTTGCTCTTATCTTTTTCTAATACATCTAATAACAAATTATCGTTACCATCAACGGCGACGGCATTAGGAGAATCTGATATTTCTATGCCTGCTGAACGCAATTCTTGTCTTAATTCAGTTCCGTTTAGGTTTGTTGGTTTCGTAAATTGAATCATCTTATGCTCCTATGAAATATAAGCCGAATTGGTTGTACAAGGTACCTGCTTGAACAGTTTGACTTGAGCCTGAGTTTTGGAAATAAACAAATTCTACATAGTCAGCAACGGCTAGATTCATAATCATTCCAAAATTGTGACCAGTTGAACCGCTTGATGGTGCAGTCACGTCTATGTTATTTATGAAACTGCCGTTCAGTTTAAATTGTTGAATATGGCGACCAGTTCCGTTTAGGTTTCCATATCCATAGACCCAATACTTGCCAGCTTTTCCAGCAGGTATTGTTAATCGAGAATTGTTTGTTGCGTTATCGTGAAATCCATCTGTATCAAAGTTTTCTGCATCGTTTCCAATAACTGTTTCAGTGTTGTTTGCGACGCTTAAAGTTGTAGTCCTATAAACCGAACAACCGACAAAGGTTGGCGTGCTTGCTGCTGGTGTAGCCCATTTCAAGCCAGTTGCTTCCGTGGAATCTGCTTGCAAATACTGTCCATTTGTTCCAACGCCGAGGCGAGCGTCCACTGTTGTAAAAGTAAATAAATCGCCCTTAGTTGTCAGTGGTGTCTGATCCGTAGGAGTGACCCACGTGAAGTCCATGCTGGTATTTGATGTCTTTGATAAGACTTGACCAGTTGTGCCGCCAAGTAGCTCTGACATCGATGTGTCCACTGCCTGGCCGAATGTGTTGAAATCTGCTGGGAGATTTGTAACAAGCGAAGAGCTTGTCGGCATGACCCAGCCGAAGTTCGTAGTTGGATTTGCCATCGTTTCTCCTTAATTGACGACTAATGCGTCTGCATAGTCAAGTGTAGGGCTTAGCGTGTTGAATGTTTCGGCGACACTTACATCTTGCCATTCCATCGCCTGGAGTGAAAATGGCAGTGGCGAAACAAGAAGAGTCACTGCGAGTTCATTGTAAGAAGCCTGAAATCGCCAGCCCTCAACGAAGCCCAAGAAGTTTCCGGATTGCATATTGGCCGGCAAGTTTGAGAGCGAAATTGGCTGACCCATAAACACATTGATAAGAGCGTCACGATCTGCATCATCGACTTCCGGATTCGTCAGTGCGAAAGTGATGGATTCCAGAAATGCCTGTGGCTGAGCTCTGAGTGTCAGATAGAAGTCGGCTTGATCTTCGGCATCGACCGCGTGTTCTAGTGAGGTCGTGATTTGTTGCGCAAGTTTTCCGTAGAGTGCGATAGAAGCTGCATCGGTCGCAGTCTTTGTTCCAGACTTCCAGACGATAGAGACATCGTTGCGAATATCTCCGGCCTTAGTTTGAATCTTAATTCCACGACCTAAAGCTTGATTGGCATCTAGCTCTGTGTAGCCGTTAGTGGCTAAGTATGTTGAGCGATGTGTTGAATCTGCATAGGAGATGAGTCCAGAAGCGTCCTCGTATAAATAACCAAGTCCGGAAGTCGCAAGGTCGGCCACCAGATTCCAGGTGATTGTCTGACTAGATCCGCGATGGGCCAGCTCATAATTGCCTGGACGATCTATCTCTCCTAAGCCTGTATTTTCAGCAGTAGCCCATGTTGTAGTTGCTGGAGTGTAGTCCGCCCACGTTAGAGCTGCTGGAACCTCTGACCAGTTATTGACTAGTAAATCCTCAAGGATTGTATAAATCTGATCGCCATCAAAGTCTTTAGCTAAGACGCCAAGAGTTAAGGCCTTCTGGAGCCTTGAGAGTGCTCCTAGAGCTGTGATTGTGACTTCCTGAGTAATTGCTACTGACCCAGTCTGCGACACTGTTACGGCGACGTCCACGATGCTTCCGCCGAAGATTGGAACGAATGCGCCGGCAGTGTCCTTGACTTGGATTGAAACCGCGTCATTGATTTGAGCAGTAATAGCTCCAAGATTGAGATTGATGAGATTGATTGTGCAATAACCGGCTTGAGCCTGTGTGTAGATATTCGTGCGCCCTGATGAGATTGAAAGATTGGCTAGAACGACGTCAGTGTATTCGACGCCTTGAATCGTTACTTTCCAGACTGGAGCCCACTGAGTCATCAGATTGCCTGAAGTGCGCCGGCTCCGCCAGTGCCACGATAGAACGAATCATTGAGGACGTTTACGATTGTGCGTGCAGTGCCTTCGGCGTCGATTGCCCCATTGACTGTGACATTGATTCGAGCAGCGTTCTGAGAATCTGTGAAACCGCCGCCGCCTTGAGCAGCTAAACGCGCCGCATTCTGTGAATCGGTAAATCCTCCGCCCACGCGAACTGCTCCTGAAACGGCAGAAGTCACTCCGGCTGATGATGTTGTTGTTGATCCTGTTCCAGTCGAAGCCGTGACACTGGGAACCGAGATTGTAGGAATACTAGCTGCTGAAGTTGTTGTCGTTGGAAGCTTGACGGTTGGAACGTTAATTGATGGAGCTGAAATCTGTGAAACGTTAGGTAAGAATGGAATTGAGTTATAGACACGAATGAGAGCATTGATTCCAGCTACGGCTCCAGAGATTAACGCGTTTAGGCCAGAGATTACCGCGCCGATGACGTTGATAATTCCGCCAGCGATTTCGCCGACAACCTTGAAAGCTCCTCCTAAGACTGTGACTAGAACCGGCACGACGTACTTCTGAACGAATCCAATAAACTCTGTGAAAGCTTCTTTGTTGTCGTCAATTGCTTTTGTGATTGGCTTAAAAAAGTCAGCGAATTTTCCAAGTGCCGGCACAACCTCATTCACAACGAATTCGACTAGTCGCTGAATGATTGGCAGAAGTTGCGCACCGACTGATTCTTTCGCTTCATCGAATGTGACTTTGAGAATCTGAAGTCGTCCGGCGAATGTGTCTGCGTTAGCTGCTGCCGCTCCACCGAATAGATCCGAAAGCCTTGTCTGCGTCTCTTCGAATGACATCGCCTTGAGCTCTGCCGAAGATAGTCCGATGCCTAGTTTGCCAAGAGCTGCCGTGTTGCCGTCGTATGCCTTACCAAGTGCGTTAGCTACTGAATCCAAGCCTTTGCCAGTAGCTTGAGAAATGTCCAGAGCAAGATTGAGAAGATCCTGAGCCTTTGTGACGTCGTTTGTTGATAGTGAGAGTCGCTGCAAGGCTGGACGAAGTTGATCGTCTGCGACACCAGTGGCTAGTGATGTCTTGAGAATCTGCTTTTCAACCGATGCAATCATTTCATTCGTTGCACCAGTGGCATTTTTTAACGCAGTAGCAAGTCGAATCTGAGCAGCTTCATCTTCAATCGCGGCTTTAACTCCATCGACTGCAAGCTTGATTGCATAGGCTCCAGCAGCAGCGCCGGCAGCTGCGAATGCCATGCCAGCCTTCTTGCTAAATTCGCCCATCTTTGATGATGAGTTATCAACGTCTCCGTTGGCTTGAGCCAGCGACTTTTTTAACTGATCTACATCAGCAAGAATCGAGAGCTTGAGTGTGCGCGATTGTCCGGCCATTTACCACTCCTTCAAGATTCGGTCGAAAGCA